AGTAGAAACATTGGAGGCTAAATAATGGCTAACCTTATACTTAACGGTTCTACATCTGGTAGCGTTACATTATCCTCTCCAGCAGTATCAGGCACAACTACGCTAACATTGCCTACTACAAGTGGCAAAGTAGATGCTTTTCCTAGTGGTACTAAACTGTTATTCCAGCAAACTTCTGCCCCTACTGGTTGGACTAAAGATGTATCTCACGATAACAAAGCGTTGCGTGTAGTTAGTGGAACGGCAAGTTCTGGTGGTTCTGTTGCGTTTACAACTGCATTTTCAAGCCAAGCTGTTAGCGGTACTGTTGGCAGTACGACATTATCAACAGCGCAGTTAGCAACTCATAATCACAATGAAATTCTTGATGGCGGAGGCTTAAGTCAAGGAACTATTGGTCTTGGTGGTAGCGAATACTGTCGTTCTTTGTACTATCGTGATGCAGCTGATGGAAATGGATTGCGCTGGGCAACACAAAATCAAGGTAGTGGTAGTTCACATAACCATTCATTTAGTGGAACAGCAATTAATTTAGCAGTTCAATATGTTGACGTAATTATTGCAACGAAAGATTAAAGATGAGATTAACTATTATAAAAGAAGATGGCTTTGTATCAGTTGATAATGATGGTTATAAAGGCATAGATTTATCAAGACTAGATGAATCAATTCATGCCGTTCAATGGTATGATACTTATGGCGAAGTAGAAATTAAAGATAGCAGAAACAGAATCATAGAAAATAAAGAGATTGCAAATATTGATGATTATTTATTTGTAATTACATTATGGCAAGCAAAAAAAGATGAAGCGATAGAAAATGAAAATAGAAGCCAAGCAGAATTGCCCACTACATAACTTTGAGCCTTGCAAACAAACAGATTGTGCATGGTTTATACAAGTGCGTGGGACTAATCCTAATACAGGTGCGGAAGTAGATGAATGGGCTTGTGCTATTGCTTGGATGCCTATGTTAATGATTGAAAATAGCCAACAACAACGCTCAACAGGTGCTGCCGTAGAATCATTCCGTAATGAAATGGTTAAAGCTAACGAAACAAATACTCAAGTTTTAATATCGGCAACAAAACAAAATATAATAGAAGGAACAGTATAATGCCTGTTAGCATATCAGGAACAAATGGAGTCACATTCCCAGACAGTAGTCTACAAGCTGCTGCAGCATCACCTAATGTGCTAAAGAACCGTATTATAAATGGTGATATGAGGATTGACCAGAGAAATGCTGGTGCTGCTACTGCAAATACAATTAGTGGGTATACATTAGATAGATGGCAAGTGCTTCAATCTGTAACAGGAAAATTGATAGCACAACAAAATGCTGCGGCAGTTACTCCCCCAACAGGATTTACAAATTATTTAGGTGTTACATCTCAATCAAGTTATTCAATTTTGACTAATGATTACTATGCAATTCTTCAATCAATAGAAGGATACAACATAGATGATTTAGACTTTGGTAAAGCTACTGCCAAAACAGTTACTTTAAGTTTTTGGGTAAGAAGTTCATTAACAGGAACATTTAGTGGTTCTTTAAGAAATAGTGCAGCTACTAGAAGTTATCCTTTTACATATACAATATCTGTTGCTAATACATGGGAACTAAAGTCTGTAACTATTGCAGGTGATACATCTGGAACTTGGCTAACTACTAATGGAATTGGTCTATATATATGGTTTAGTTTAGGAACTGGTTCTACATATTCTGGAACTGCTGGTGCTTGGGCTGCAACAAACTATGTATCAGCCACAGGTGCTACATCAGTAGTAGGCACTAACGGAGCTACCTTCTACATCACAGGTGTGCAACTAGAACAAAACACAACAGCAACACCGTTTGAACGCAGACTTTATAATCAGGAATTGGCTAACTGCCAGAGGTATTTTTATAAACATCAAAATACAAATGGTGGAAACAGTTATCCAGTTATGTTACAGTGTTACTCAACAACAGCTGCATTTGGAAAAATTCTTGACTTGCCAGTAACAATGAGAGCTACACCTACAGCAGCAACTACATCCACATCTGGAACATTTACTCCTACTGCTGCTAATGGAAGTGGAGCAGCTGCTTTTACTGGAACAACTATTGAAACATCTACTGTCAATGCTCTTTGCACTGGAGCATGGACTGGTTCATCTGGTCTTGTTGCTGGAAATGCAACAGTAATAAATATGTCAAATAATGGTTTTATAACTGCATCAGCGGAGCTTTAAAATGTATAAACTTTATCGTTCTCCACGAACAAACGAAATTTTAAATGGCATTATTCGTTTATCAGATAACGCTTACATCCCATTTGACCCAGCTAACACAGACTACCAAGCCTACCTAAAATGGCTTAACGAGGGAAATACCCCTTTACCAGCAGACGAATAAGGAGCAATAAATGTTTGGCATAGCAAGTTTCTCCCAAGCACCTTTTAGCTCATTAGCAGGTAGGACAGTAGAAGCTGCAGCACAGATTACAGCAGACGCAACCGTATCTGCATCAGGAACACGCTTTAGAACATCTGCAGCAAGCATTAACGCTACTGCAACAATCACAGTCACTACAAGCGGTGCATTAGTATTTGGTAGTGCAGTTATAAATGGCTTTGCAGACGTATCCGCTATAGCTACTAGAACACAGTTTGGTAGTGGTGCAATATTAGGAACAGCTACAGTATCTGCTACTGGCGGTTCTATAGCACTCGCTTCAGCAAGTATCACAGCAACAGGTACAGTAACAGCATTAGGTTCATTACTGATAGGTGGTAATGCTTCTATCACAGCCAATGCTCAAGTAGAAGTTAATTATAACAGAATTAGACTAGATAGTGGTTCTATCACAGGAACTGCTACAGTAACAGCACTTGGTGGGTTACAAGTATCAGGTAATGCTCATGTAAACGCTTTTGCTACAGTTACAGCAAGCCCTAATGCAACATGGGCAGGCTTTGCTTATGTAGAAGGTATAGGAAGTGTAACAGCTAAAGGCACAAGGCAAGGTGAAGGATGGATACCTGTAGTTCCAGGCACAGAAACATGGACAGATGCAACAGCAGGTTCAGAAACATGGTCTGCAATATCACCATCTACAGATACATGGACAGAAATTACAGCAGGAACAGAAACTTGGACTGATACAACTTCAAGTACAGACATATGGTTAAGACAAGGATAAAAGATGGCAAAAACCAAAATTTCAGAATTTAGTGCAACGTCAGCAGATAATACAGATATAACTAATATCAATATTGCTGAAGGTTGTTCACCAGCTAACGTAAACAATGCTATTCGTAGTTTAATGTCATTACTTAAAAACCAACAAGATGGTTCTAGTGGTGACCCATTTACAGTAGCAGGTACATTAGTTTCTTCAGGTCAAGTTGACATTACAGGTGCATTTAGACTAGACGGCACAGCAGGAGCTTCAGGTCAAGTATTATTATAAGCAGGAGGCAGTAATACACCTACATGGGGTAATGCTTTCGTAGCTGGTATGATTATGTTATGGTCAGGGTCTTCAGCATCTATTCCTAGTGGCTGGTTATTATGTGACGGTACAAATTCTACACCTGATTTAAGAAATAGATTTGTAGTAGGTGCAGGTTCAACTTATGCCGTAAATGCTACAGGTGGTAGTGCAGATGCTATTGTTGTAAGTCATACCCATACTGCAACATCAACAGTATCTGACCCTGGACACTTTCATCAAACGGCTTTATTGGCAGACAATTCTGGACAAGTTCAATTTAGTAGTGGTGGTAGTATTGATGGTCTTACAGGAGCTGTTTATCAAAGTGGTAAAAAAGGTGCATTTACAGAAACCAAAAGTACAGGTATTACAGTTGCTACAACAAATGCTACATCAGGCTCAAGTGGCACTAATGCTAACTTGCCTCCGTATTTCGCCCTCTGTTATATTATGAAGAGCTAGTATGCCTACACAACGTATAGCATTTAAAGAATGGCTACCTGACCAACCTAGTATTTTAGACACAGTATCAGAAGCTAACAATGTTATTCCTTTAGCTGTAGGATATGGTCCGTTTAAGTCAGCAGTAACATTTTCAGGTGCAGCTTCAGAAGACTTGAATAATTGCTTTGCTGCTAAACTAGACAATGACGTATTTATCTTTGCT